CCTGCGGAAAATTCAACGGCAACTTCGCCATCTTCGCAATTTTCTGTAATCGGAGCGCTACAGCTTGCGTTTTTCATGACAAAAGTCTTACCGTTCGGCTTTTTGAGCGTAATCGTCGCATTGCGTGTCTGTTGGAGATCAACAATGTCAAGTGCGCTCAAATCGACAAGCGTCAAGGAAATCTTACTCGGACTTTCGCCAACGCATTTGTCGGCAAGATGAACACCACCAGGACCAATAATGGGCTCGTAATGCTTGCCGCCGTATTCAATATTCGGATGGCCTTTCAGGTTGTACAGAAAGCCATTGATTTTGAATTCGTATTCGCCACCAACAACATCAACTTCATCCATTATCAGCCTCCTTAATCATGAAAAATTTTGGATTTGGACACAAAGAACTGCTTTACCAGATGGGCCGGAATCAAGAAGTTCATTGCATACGGATCATCCGGATCAAGTTCGACAACGAGGTTTTCTGCAAAGCCCTTGGAGTCATACACAAGGCCAGCTTTTTCCCAGTCCTCGTAGCACTTGATGAGTTCAGCCTTGCCAAGACTCGGCGTCATGATCTGTTGACCAGAGCCAACCTTAGTGCCATCCGGAACAAGCTTGGCATGCGCGTACTTGCTGGCAAGATAGTTGTTCCAGTACCAGCGAAGATAAGACAAAGTAAGTACCGTTTCAAGTTGCAAGTAAGAATCGTCCGGAACATTTTGGGCATTTCGCTTGTAGGTCGTAACGATGCGGCTTGTGAACACGCTACCATCTTCAGCGGCAACCATCACGGCGCAACCGGATTTCAAAAGACGGTTGTTGCCATCCGGATCTTCACGGTCATCGCGTTTCGGAGCGACAACGCCAGCAACAGCCCAATTGTGGAGCGGAGCGGCAGGATCGTTCAACGCTTTCGGAGCAACGCAGCCAAACAAAGCGGAAGCCTTTTCAGCGCCAGAAGTCGGAGACTTCGGAAGAGCCGCAAGCACAATTTCCTGAGAGTTCAGCGCATTCGCCTTTGTCGTGAAAGTGGATTCGCTACCGCCGTTAAGGCTGAAGCTCATCACACCCGTTTGCTGGACCATTGCAGTCCAACGAACATCCAACATTTCCTTGATGTAGGTGATGTTAGCCGTTTCGTCAGAACCGATAACGATCATGTTGAACCAGTTACCAGCGCAAGTCGCAGAAACATCGGCATCTTCGAATTGCGGGTCAGAACCACCACCAGCCATAGCGGAAAGAGCAATGCTCAAGCCATCCGGGAGCGTTTCACCCTGGTTGTGATTCCAGCGCACATCGAGGCCGTTACCAAAACCGCCCTTGTTCTTTGCGGTCAAAGTAACAACGCCGCCATCTGCAGAAGCCGTTACAGGCAAATTCGTCTTTGCCGTGACAGCAGCAACAACCTTGGAAGCAACATTAGCGGCGGAATCGCCAGCCAATACATTCACCGGGCAAGTCTGGCCGTCAATCATCAGGCGAACAACGCCGTTTTCCTTGAGCGTGGCCGGGGAACCCGTACCGGCGACCGTAAAGGTCAAAGTACCGGTTGCGGCTGCAGAAGTGGAATCGTCTGCAATCGGGAGCGCCCAAAGTTCGCTGGACTTGGCGTTCTTGCGAAAAGCCTTGATCATCAGGGCAAGCTGAGAACCAGCGCCAAACAGTGCATCAGCCTGGGCGTCGCTCGTGATCAAAGTGAGAGAACCGTTTTCGCTCATCTTCGAGCTCAACGGCTGACCGATAATCAAGTTTTTCCAAGGAATTGCGCCGGTTTTCGGAGACAAAGCCCCGCCAAATTCCGTCGCAAAAATCGGATACATGTTATCGGCAGGAATTTCATTAAAAGTCATAATCTAATTCCCTGCGGAATCACCCGCTGTTGAAGCTTCAGCCTGTTGTTCTCCAGGTCTCAGCTCGGTTACAAAAGTCATCGACTGGCTACCATTCTTAAGCTCATTATTTGCACGCAAAAAGTCTTTCGTTGCAGCCGTGCGGTCGATTTTCGCAGTAAACGAGACCTCGAAAGTCAATCGAGCCCAACCCCTAGAAGTTTCGGAGCGTTCCGAAAGATTGTTGCTATAAGAGCGCAAAACGCACTTGCTCACAATGCCATTGTAAGGCCCAACCCAATACGGACAAGGTTCAACGACAGCGGCGACGGCGTGCATGGTATCGTCAAGAAAATCATTCAAGTCCGAAACAGATTTTACACCGTCAAGATTGCTTTCGTCGCTCAAAAAGCTCCGGGCGTAAATGTCGATGTAGAGTTCAGATTTCGCATAATAAAAACGGGGGCTCGTTCCTTTGTCATCAAATTCTATGTTCGGTACATTGACGATGATAAAAGATTGCTCTTCGGGCCAAGCGTTCATTTCTCGCGATGCGGAAACATTCAAGCCAATGCCGGTGAGGTTAGCCGTCTTGATGGAATCAACAACCGCGTGACGAAAAGCCTTGATGCAATTCAAAGTTCTCGCGGTCATTTCGTTTCCTCAAGTTGGTAGGTGACAACACCATAAGATTCATCGGCAAACTCGACAGCTTTCAAGCGGAGAGTTTTGTGAACCCCGTTCTTTTGCACAAGTTCAAAGACATCGCCCTTGCGGGCCACCTGCCCCGGCAAATCGACCTTGCGGACCATAAGACGCGGGCGGTGAGAAATAGCGGGCAAATCGGCGCTAGGGTCGTTTTCAACAACCATAGTGTCATAAAGCCCGCGCATGGAAATTCGTTCGGAACCACGGACCAAAACCACGGCATCTCCGAATTCCTCATCGTTGAAATAATTGTCAAATAAATCTTCGTTAAGGCTTTCGGAAAATGCACTCATAGTTTAGTTCCTAGAGGTTGACGACCTTTGCCCAGGCAATACCATCAGCCTGCTGGAGAACAGCAAGCGGACGGCTCTTGATGATGAGTTTCTGTTCTTCATCATCTTCATTGTAGATGGTCTTGGCAAAGCGTTCGCCCATGAACCAGCCATCCTTAACATTGCCCACGCAACCAAAGTAAAGCTTTGCAGAAACGCCGGAACCGATGGCAAGCACCTTGTCCTTCGGAACAAAATTCACCTTGTCGTCACCAACCTTGTAGATTTCGTCGTACACCCAGATACGGCAACCGCAATGGTAACCGACAAGGCGAGCACCAAGGTTATTGCGACCAGCGGCGAGATCAAGGTTGTTGCCCGTCACATGGATGCGGTCAAAGTCCTTCATGAACTTTTCATCGTTGCGGGCTGCATTCCAGGCAGCAGAGCCGAAAATCTTGTCTGCAACGGTCAATCCGGAATCTTCGTTCACGATTGTGTCAAGGTTGGCAAGGTCACCAATCACATCAGCCTGGTTACCGCCCCAAAGCTTTTCACCAGCCTTCGTGATCTTGTGCGAAGACTTGCAACCAAAATCAATGCTGTCGATTTTCTTGTTGTCTTCGTCAAGAATATCGTACTTGCCATCGAACAAAGTCTTGGAGCAAAGCATTTCGATGGTGCGGTTGATGCGATTGTTGAGGTCGTTGGAATCCTGGCCCAAGATGTAAGCCTGACGGTCGTTCGGGTCCATCGGGTCAACAACAGTGGCCGGTTCACCCGGCTGAGCCTTGAAAATGTCAAATGCAGTCGTCGGGCGTTCAAGGCCGATTTCGTAGCAGTGGAACGGGCGCTTGGTGTAGCCACCGCGCTTCGTCACAGTGCGCTTTGCGCCTTCACGCTTGAACGGCGCAATGACGCGGGAACCTTCAACCGTGTCAAGCTCTGCATTCAAGGTCTTGAGCAGAACCGGCTGGAAGAAGCTGGAAAGAAAACGCTTTGCAGGCAAGTTGTTGTTTACTTGCTTGGTAAGGGTTGCGACATTCGAAAAATCAGGCATGTCATCCTCCTTTAGTCTTTAACCGGGCGTGCAAAGATGCCAATCTTGCGCAACGCCTTGCGGAAATTGTTGATGGTGTCGCCTTCGGCAAACTTCAATTCGTCGATGTTGAAGCAACCAGTGAAAGCGATTTCGCCGTAATTACCAGCGGCGGTGTCTGCAGTGAGAACACCAACCGGATCCTGAAGCGCGGCGGTTGCGCTATCGGAATCGACGATTTCAAAAAGTTCATCGCCAACAGACTGGCCGATAGTTTCAACAGTCACAGCACCAGCGGTGAGGCCCGTGCCGTCGCCAAGCGTGACGACAATGTTCATGTCGTTACCTTCGACGCCGTTTTCCTTCCATTCGATAGTGAGCTTACCGGAAGCGTTATCAGCTTCGACAATTGCGCCAAGAGCGGAATCACCGTTGATTGCAGCCTTGAGGCCTGCAACTTCGGTAGCGAGAGTCGTGGAAGCGGTCGTGTAGGTTACTTCCTTGCCGTTGACAGCAACCTTGACGGTCTTGCTTGCAACCGGCGTGCCGGTGAAGGTCACGGACTTCTTAGCCTTGGAAGCGGAAGTTGCGACGCCACGAGATGCGACAACAGAACCTCTCTGAAGGTCAGCACCATAGATAAGGCCAGCGCCAGTGTTGCGCGGCTGAATGTTATCCGCAAAAAGCGGATTGCGGGTGTATTCGGTAGGTTCGAACATTTTTGTCCTCCTTAGCAAATCGACTTTGCACCGGCTGCAAACGCATCAAAAGCGCGCTTGTCTGCATCGGACTGAGGGTCAGCCGTGCCAGCCTGGATAGAATTGGTTGCGGAAGCCTGTGCAGCCATTCCAGCGGCAATCAAGGCTTTCTGTTCAGCGGTAAGAGCTTCGTTCTGTGCCGTTGCGGCCGGAGTCGTAGCCGGGGCCGTTGCAGTAGCAGCCGGAGCGGCGGTCTTGGCTTCTGCGAGCTGCTTTTTGCAAGCGTCCAAGCAGAATGCTTCAGCTTCAGCGACGGACTTACCTTCCTGAATAAACTGTTTGCAATCGCCTTCGAGGTTCAAGCCCTCGAAAGCGGCGGAAATACCCGCAATTCGGGTACGTTCGGCGGCAATAGCCTCTTGACGCACAGCATCCACATCCACAGTGGCCTGAGCAGCCGGAGTTTGAGCCGGAGTTTGATTAGTAGGCATATTGCCTCCTATTGGTTGATGTTTAATCATCTTTTCAACAACGGAATCCAAAGAATCAACACCATCAGCAAGGCCAGCTTCTACAGCGTCCTTACCGATAAATGTTGCACCTTGTCCGTAATTCTCAAGAACATTTTCAAAAGTCGTTCCACGATAGCCCGCAATAGTTTCCAAGAAAACTTTTGCAGCCGCATCGATATTCTTTTCAAGAGCGGTGCGCCCCGCCGGTGTATTCGGGTCCAGATTCTTGTTCGGGCTCAAACTCGACCGCAAAATTGTCGTGGTCTGCTTGCCATCAAGAGCGGAATCACCATTGTTTACAACAACCTGAACGCCAATAGAACCCGCCTCACCAACGCTCGAAACAATCACTTGTTCGCAAGCCGAAGCAATCCAGTAGGCAGCGGAACACATTCTACCAGCGGAATGCGCGACAATGCCGCATTCCTTTGTTCCACGGTTCTTGTAGATAAGTTCCGCAAGGTCAGAAACACCGCTAAGAATCCCGCCAGGAGAGTCGATAGAAAGAACAACGCCCTTTACATCATCGTTTGCAATGACTTCATTAAAGGCATTGGCAATGGAATCGTAAGTATCCATTCCAAAAATCGCCTTCCAAACATTCGAGCGGTAAGTCAAAGCACCGTCAATGTGCAAAATGGCAATGCCGTCGCGAATATCGACATTATTCTTGTGGTTCGGCTCGTTAGAATCTTTCCAATCAGGGTCGCCAAAATCGGAAGAACAGATGTTCTCGATTTCCGTCGGCATTATCGCCCACTTTTCAGAAAAGATTTTCAATAATTTCTTATCCATTTGTGATAAAATTATTCAACGCACTTGTTTAAAAAACGATTTTTGGCACAAGTCAAACACACTACTTTTTTGCGCCTTCGGGTTCGTCTTCCGTTTCGTCGATAATCTGTTTTGCCTCCGAAACGGACACAGAACGGTTGACTGCACCAGGTTCAGCAATGCCATTTTCTTCACGCCATCTAGCTTCTTCGGCAAGGTCTTCGACATTCTTGCGGTATTCACCGCCGTTCGTTTCGAGAACCGCCTGGGAGCGCGTCTTGAAGTGTTCATCAACTTGCATCTTGAGCGCCGTCGTTTCCTTCAGCGGGTCAAGCATTACCGGAGCATCGCCAATCCAGTCACAGTTAAGCCACGCCATACGCTGTAACGGGTCGTCATAACCCGGACAATCGAGCACACCCAACATAACGCATTCATGGACCAAAGCCTCGTACATCGGTTGGCACATATCAATTGCAAGATTTGCGCGTTCGATATCGAACATCTTCTTGGATTCCTGGATTGCGGCACGGACGGAATTGTAAGAGCCCTTGAAGAACTTGAGAACTTGTTCGCTACTCATGTTAAGGCGCGACGCAATTTCGGTCGTCGTTTCTTCCATGTAGTTGCGGTAATCGGAATTCGGGTTCTTGGATTCTGCAAGCTCGATTTCTTCATTTTCGCCAAGCTCGACAACATTCGCAGACTTGAGTTCTACAGCCGCCTTTTCTCCAGCTTCCGGAGTTACGCGGTTGTTGCCCTGGACATTGCCAGTATAGTTGCTGGGAGTCGATGAACTCTTTGTCTTTACGAAAACGGTGTAAAGCGATTGGACAATTGCCTTGATGAGAACCGCTTCCTGGAAGCGTTCCTGGTTCTTGATGAACGGAATTACCGGAGCAAGCCAAGGAACGCCGCGACGCTGGTTCGGGCGATCAGCCTTGTAAACATGGACAACATTGCGGATGCCAAAATCATCGTAAGTGGCCACGCGCACAGATTCTTGATAAGTATCCCAACCGCCAACATCGAAATTCGGGTACTTGGTGAAATAGTACGCAATGTGCGCCGAATTGCCGTCATTTTCCACACCCATTGCAAGCTTGCGGGTGTCAGTTTTTCCGAACGGGTTGCGACAGCGATTGCCTTCGAGCAGCTTGTAGCAAAGCCCAAAAGCCGAAGACGGCACTTTATGCCAGCAACGGAGCGCAAAGCAGTCACCACAGATGGCTTTTGTCTTCAAGACAAGTTCTTGCATCTGGTAAAAGTTTTTATCGCGCTCAGCGTCGCAATCTTTCGATGCAGCCCAAAGTTCAAAAAGACCACGGGCCTTTTCGCTAAATTCCTTAATCTTTTCAGGCGAAGCTTTCAAAAGCTCCGTCTTTGGATTCGGACGGCAAGAAAGACCAGTGCCAACCACATTGATAACCTTCGTATCAATGGCAGCACCCGCCAAAGGTGCATTCTGGTAAAGAGCGCGGGACCGGTATTCGAGAGTGTCACGGCTGCCAGCCAAATCCGCATCAGCAGAGCCACGCGAAAAAAGGAAAGTGCGTAAAGCCTCCCCAATGAAATCGGCACCCTTCCAGGGCATCAAAGATGACATATCAGCCATGCAGAATCACGCTCCGACTACGAATAAAACTTGCGGTGCCTTTGGCTTTCGCAAGTTCATCATTCCAATATTTCAAACCGTCGCTAATTTCCTTGTAGTTTACGCGAGTCAGCGAACGCCCGCCAATGGAATAGCTTTGGCCCAAAAGCACTTTAGATAGGGCGTGCTTGTGCTCGTCCACCATTTGCTGACAAAATTCTACGGAATAACCAGCCATACACCAAAAACTAAACGAACAAGCACCATTTTCAACGATTTAAGGCACAAGTCATTTTGCCGTCTCCATTGCCTTCTGGAACTCCTTTTCAAATTCCTTGAAAAGATTTCTATCGGCTGTTTTCTGGACAATCGCGTTAAAATCCCATTTCTTTTTGACATTTGCCACCGGCACACCGACATAGAGCCAATCCATCTGTTTGCGGTTGTCCTTGTTACGGCGGGCAATGAGCGTTTGGCCCGTCTTTTGGCTTTCCATCAGGAACGCTTTGGGGTTCTCCACATTTTTCCGCTTCTTTTCCGGATGGGCATTGTGATACTTGAGCAAGCTTGCAGGTCTTTGGCCTTGCTTGATCTTGCCGCTCGAAGTCCTGTAGTCTTTCAGGTCGCCACCCTTAATCGGCACCATAAGCACTTTGCTCTTTTCGGACTTTTTATCACCGCCA